GGACAGACACTCTCAAAGTGCTAATGTCCGCGTCTTCATTAGGGATAAGGTATCTTTGACGCTCAAATGTGTCTACAGTATACTCATAATCAACAGCAGAACCTTCGTATAGCACCAAATTGTCCCAAATTGCGACTCCAAAGTTGTCTACAGGGACAGTTATGTCACTAAGAGTGTGAAATACGAATCCATTACCCGCTAATACCGCGCCTTCTTGCAAAGTTGCGAATCTAGGCCACTCATTATTGCACTGTCGAGTCTGCAAAGTCAATTTTACACAAGTTTTTGCGCTTGTAATCGACTGGGGAACGTAATTTAGCAGTTTTGCTAACTGAGCAATCGTACCTCTAGTAGTAGCACTCTGAATAAACGCCTCATTGATCAGCATATTCGCTGTAAAGGCGGAATAGTAAGTATTATACGCTAGAATGTCGATTAGATACGACAGCGTACTACCTTCAAAATCATAATCCGAGAATTCATCACGAGTTCTCAGATAAGTTTTGATTGACGCCTTTACGTCATCATAGTTTAGTGCTGTTAGGTTATTAGGTTGCATTATCCTGAAGGTCTCTCTAGAATAAAGTCGATCTGCTCAACTTTTGGTTGCCCCACAATCGCATAAAATACTTGAACAGTAACATAGTGGCGTTCGTTGTTCGTCAGGACTTTGACATCTTCAATACGAACACGTTCATCGAACTCTGATATTGTATTTATGATTTCTTCTTGAATCGTCTGTGCTAAAAAGGCATCTAGAGGTTCAAAGAGTGATCCAGTCACTCTACAACCCATATCTGGTTCATAGAATCTTTCACCTGGTTGTGTTAGCACCAGGTTTTTCATTGCTTGCTTGATAGCAGCGTAATTCTTCACCTTAGCAGCGTCATGCGTTGCTGGGTGCATAGTAAAAGAAGTAAGGACATCCGTGAACGCTCGGCTCTTCGGAACAATATCCTTACTTGTAATAATTTTTCGCTGCGTATACTCAGCCATTATTATACCTTCTTAGATTTTTTCTCCTCACTTTTCTTTGCTGAAGCACGAAGGTATCGATCTGACTTTGGATCTGTAATTAGAACTACAGTGCCAAAGTCTCGCTCCATCAGAGAAGGTACATGATCAGGGACATGGTTAGTTGCCATAGGATTTTCCTCAAAAGTGTACAAGAGAACTTTTAGAGGGGTTCAATCCCTGATTATTATTTAGCGACCTTGACCACGATATGCTTTCTTAGCTTTGTTTCGTGAGGTTGCACTGTACTTGGTATTCTTGGAAGAACCCTGACGGGTTTGCTTCGGTCTACCTGGCATGAAATTAGTGCCAGAAATACCAACTTTTGAACGAACTGCCATAATTAGGGACCAATAAAAACGTTTGCAGCGCCTGTAGTAATTTTACTCAGGCAAGGAATGGCGAATGGATCGCCAACACGACAGGGGTTTCTCTTTTCAAAAAACACTGTCTTGGATGTTGCAACAGCAACACGAGGATGACCAGCACCCCCAGCATCCTCAGCACAGCAGAAGACTGATGTATTGCACGGTACTTTCGTAGGTGCCATCTTTGCCTTCGGACATGCTGAGTCTATCACTGTAACAGCACATGGCGATTTATGCAACTGCAGAGGATCACCATTTACAATCGGTATGATCTTGTTTACCTTGATAGTAACGCATGTAGGGGTAGCCAGAGGCACCAGAGGGGCGGGTGGCCAGTATGAATAGGTATTCATAGTCGCCACGGGTAACTTGGGTGCTGCAAGGCATCCTCCGAAGCATACAACGGTTGCATGGATGCGTGCTGGGTTGCACACTCCATGACCGCTGCAGACTCCTTTATAAATGGCGCATGGTGTACCTGGCATTATTGGTTATCACAGATAGATGGGAATGGGTTACCGTGTCGCTGTGCAGCTTGTTGGAACAAGGTTGCACTAGAAGAAAAGTCATTCAATATATCTATATCTCCTGACGCAGTAAAGTCTTGACAACCTCCATAGATGTCTACGCTTAGGAGTGTATACTCCGCCGTAACACTCTCATTGTTAGTATAAGGTTCACTTGGTTGGAAAAACCCACTAGGCAACCCAGGAGGTGTTGGACATAGTGACAAACAATTGAGTGGTGCGCCAGTGCTGACGCTCAAAGTGATCGACATTTTCTCTTTTTCACGAGAATCGGGCACATATTGACGTATCATGTACTTGACATAGCGTGTTGCACATGGTAAACGGGCAAATGAACCCTCTACAGTGCGAACTTCGACATCTCTTTCTCGGAAAAACACATCTTCATCAACATTTTCATCAAAAGTCAGGTCTTCCGCAACATGTCGTGCCTGTTCATCGTATTGATCTTGGTATTTTTGCCTACTACTCTTCCAATCTCCGACACTTTGCTCTGCATCACGGATTGCTGCCTCTTTTTCTTGCGAAATATTGTCCTCATCGACGTGTTTGAAGATTTTATCTGACTCCAAAGCAATGCCCTCAGGTTTTGGCCAACTGTCTGTAGTAGATTTGAGGAATTTTGCTCTGTCTAACTTGTCTCTTCGCCTAACTTGGGACTTTTTGATCGATGCAGTGTCTGGAACATCGAAAATTTCACTCTCATCACCGTACCTATCCTCGCGAATCTTCTTTCTATCCTTCTTTGAGTACGCATCAAACTCTTCATCAGTGGGTCTAAACCCAAATCCGCGTCCAGATTTCTCAAATTCTAGTTTATCAGACAGATAATCGTAGAAATCTAACTTTGAAACGTTCTTGAAGGACTCAATTTTACATTTGAACCCAAATTCCTTCTTCTCTTTCGCAAATTCACGCGCTTCTTTGCGCGTTTGGAAGTATTTGTACTCAGTAGATTGCGAACATGAGGTCAATGCTTCGCCAACATCGATGGTTGAACCATCAGCAAGCTTAGATTTTGCCTTGAATTTCTTAGGACGGAAGTATCTTACCTCAAAAACGTCAATAACTTCGTCACTACCCTCTTGTGTCTTCCTAATTTCTTTCCATCCCTCCTCAGGAGGTGGGTTTAGATTCTTATTTCTGTTCTTACTCTTACCAAATGCCGCTTTTCCGATACCTTCATTGCCAACATACTCGTCACCTTCAAAGTATTCTCGTACTGCAGGGTCCATAGACTTGATATCTACGGCATTTTCCTCATCTTCAGTCTCATCATAGTAGTTATCAACGTCATTATCAGGTAGAATACTGTTCTCATAGGTAACAACTTCCTCCTGTAGACCATAAGATAGACCTTCAATGGCAACTGATGGTGGTCTAGCGGAAGAATATCCGCTACCTTTCCTCTTGATCTTGATATCAGTCACAACACCATTGGTAAATGTTACTTTTACCTTTGCTTGTTTACCATTTTTGACTGGTGGAGGTGATACAGTTACTCCCATTTTCTTTGGAAGTGTGTCCAAACCCGATCCACCTGCCTCAATAATGACATCAGTCAACTTACCATTGGTAATTACAGGTATTAGAACAGGTTCTACAATGTCATCATAGTAAGATGGCATAGCAGGATTCAAGTTTTTGGTCAAATATTGAATATTTTTGTTCCTAAACTCGTACAAACCTACTACTGCACCGCGATCAGCGATACCTTTTCCCGCAAATACCGTGATATTATGGTTTCTACTGCTAGTATAGGACGTATCCTTCGAGAACATACTACCAGAACCATCAATTTCACACACTTGATACCTAAAATTCTCAAGATCAGTGTGCAATGCACGAACAACTTCGTGACCATTGATGATATCACCCGCTTGAATCAGTGCTAGAGTAGATCCATTAGGTGCATCGTAGTCTGTGATACTATCAACTTGCAGAGAAAAGTTCCATGTTGTAGTGAAACTATCTTCATGAGTGAATGTATAGGTAAAATTGAACGTTTGTCCAACACTATAACCTGTTCCTCTAGCGTCAAGTTCAATTACATCGATAAGAGAACCACCAAAAGTATACACATCGTTAGTATAATCATCAATGATTGGCTTGATGCGTACGACAATCCTCGCTGAGGCACCAGTAGAAGTGCTCCCTGTATCAATATCAGAATCAATAACAGCAAATGTGCCGCCAAAAGAACCTCCCTCTGCTTGTGCCCAGTTGCCAGTAGGAATAGATTGCGCTGTAGTGCTGCCCTCACCATCCCACATCTGTGTCATCGTACTACCATCAATCGAAAGACTGAAGGAATTGATACCATCTGGAATAGTATCAATTAGATTATCGTACTCAAACACAATATAATTGTCATTCGTACCTACTGCCCAGATGGTAGGATAAGGATTGCTAGGATCCCCTGAGATCTGTCCGTCTGGGGATACATAACTGACTGTAGTGTTGTTGGGTATACATTGCCCATTACTAGCAGTACAAGGCGTACAACGGTATACTGTACCGTTTACCTCACCTGCAGTCTGTGTCTGTGTTGTAACAGTTGTTGGGTTTCCCTCTTCATCTGGTGGTCCATCACTATCTTCATAGACATCAGGCCAGTAATCACGACGATTGATCGTCTCAAACATCTTACAAGGCGTGCCAACAAAGTATCCTGCAGTATCAAACAGATAGCAGAACCACATGTCCCCCTTGATAGGAAAGAATGATAGGTTGTTAGGTACATGTTCATACACTCTCTTGGGAGTTACCTGACTACCTCCCCTACCACCACCATACAATGGCGGCATTGGTTTATACAACTTACCACACATCGCCTTGGATGGCGCTTCACTATTATGAATGAACCATGGATACATGACAGCATCTCGGTCAATATCCACATAGTTACCACCAGTATCACGCGATGGATACGTTTCAATGTCTAGGATGACACCAGATCCGCCAGGAGGAGTCGCCAGATCGCAATGTTTATTTGCATCTGCCCATTCATTATTGTCTCTATGACAACTCATTCTTGCTCTCTAGTTCAATAAGACGACTGTAAATGAGGTCGAAGTTCCCCTTCATATTTAGGTGCTCTTCACGATCTTCGGGTTTATAGTTGATTGCCCCGTTACGCAATACGTCATTCGTTTCATTCAATGCCGTAGCAATCTTTTCCACAGTGACCATCAAATCCTGATGGGACTTCACCATACTCTCTAATGCTTTTTCAAGTGTAATAATCCTTTTAGCACATTCTTCTAGTGCTTGCGCTTGTACGCTTACTGCTTCATTTACTGATTCCGCCCACTCTTCAGGGGTCATCATTACTTCAGTGTCATTCATAATCTGGGAACGCGGTGGAGGGTACTTTTCAATCTTGTTCAGGACTCTTGGTAATAATCAAAGACTCACCATCAATCTCATAATCTAGAGTGTCCCCGACATACCATCCGAGTTCCTCTAAAACTTCCTCTGGAATGGGCATGACCAGATCTCCAAATTGATCTTCTTCCAGATGTACAGTGAATCTATGCGACATATCTACAACCTATTGTTTATTTGGGGATTGTCTGATGGATTCTCAACCTTCCAATCTTTCCAACCTTGGATGATATGAGCAACTTCAGTATAACTCCCATTGCTAGTTATATAATCTGCTGCTGCATACATCCGAGGATCTAAAAATGATTCATATCTAATGAGTGTTTCCAATACCATCGTACGGGCATCGCGCCGCTCTTCTCTGATGCTTTGATCCATAAAAAGGTGCCTGGGAGAATTTTTTACGGGCGAATTTTTTTTATATAGCAAAGAAACTCGACCGCATTGGGATACTGTTATAGATTAGGGTAGTTAGTGTTTTTATATACGGCCGCCCCGACCCGCGAAAACCCGCGCTATGACTGGGATCTGGGGCGAGTTCTTTACATATAACCGCCCTCAATATACTGTCGAGTGTTATCATCTACTGATCCCAGGATATCACCGACCCACTCATCTTCTGGGAGGGTTTCTGTGTGCATGTCCTCGGCAAGTTGAGAGAGATTCTTCTCATTCTCAAACCAGAAATTGCGACTCATTGTGTGTGTTTGTGTGTGTTGTTTGTAGTATAGCAGAGATGACAGATCCTGTCAAGTGTTATGCTGTCATCGCTTGATCATTGATTTCGATACACCAACCGATTTTCTTGATATAATCGAAGCATGAGGATCTTTCTGTGTGTGGGTATTGGTCTCCCATCCCTTCTCTCACGCCATCGATATACCTTTCAAGGTCGTAGATTGATGTAAACTGTCCTCGACAATCTAGTTCGTCATCGAATACTTTGTAGAGCATGGAAAACATTAGTGAAGTCTTGAAAGTATGTAGAGGATTTGTTTATCAACCCTACAGTGTCATTGTAACACCATTTGGGAGGATTGTCAAGGGGGCGTTACATAAGCGTTCCGAATGTTTCAGAGGGTTGACATCTGTTAGGATGCGTGCTAAGACTACAACACCCAACCACATTTATTTTGACATTTTTATTATTTCCGTGTTTTCCACAAGTTGTTAGTTTGCCTGTGGAAAAGGTTGTGGAAAATGATAGAAACTGTTTCACGGGTGGTGATAAGAATGTAGTGAAATTGGTCTAGGAGAGATGTTCTACCTGATGCCAATCCTGAGGAAAACAGAGAATGCATACCTGACGATTTGGGTGACAAGCGTGTTCCTGTTCTTCGGGTGATTTGTCCCATTCTTTGATACAAATGGTGATGTATGTGTCTGAGACAAAGTTGACCCATCCTGTGAAATTGTTCCAGCGGACATGATCTTTATGTTTGAAGGGAGGGTTTTTCAATTGAGTGAAACTAGGAGGAGTTTATCATATATGGCGTACCAATATTCTTCCTCTTTGTTATCATCTTGTGCGAGTGCTTCTTCTCTTACTAGTTCTAAAAGGTCCACCCATTGTTCAGTATTGAGTTCGGGGATTTTCATTCGGAAAGAAAAGATTCGCGTTTGAATTGTGGTGGGTATGCTATCTTACCTGTAATAGTGTCAGCATACCTTTGTGCTTCAGATTGCGATGATGGAGGATAAACAGGTTTAGGATTTAGTCCAACATATTCGGACAAATGTTGTGGCACGTCTTTACCCTCGCTTTCGGAATTCAACCAGAAATCATCCCAATCATGTGCATTTGCTTCAGTGATGTTTTTAGACATGAAAAACCTCGTGAGGGTGTTAGTTTTATGTATGGGGGTTAGATAAGAGAATCTTCAAATCTTTGCAGTGCGATTGATTCCAATTCATCTTGAGTTATTTCCCCTGAGTTGAATGCGTGGTAATAATCTTGCATGACTTGATCATATATGTCATGCAAGATATCTTCGTGATGGAGTGTAGACATTAGGCGAAGATGTAACCGTTCTCGAAATCTCTTACGACGTTGTTATCACGAATGAACCACTCATAGTTTTTCTGAAAAACACCATCAGTGACACCATTACAGAAACGGTCGATGATAGCATTGAGGCGTGATTTAGTTGTAGTTGTTTGCCAACCACCATCAAAGATTTCAAGGAAGTCTTCACCAACAACAGCAATTTTGTTACCGTGAAGACGAACAACAGAGGTGTTGTTTTCTTCGTTGAAATGAACAGAAGTGTTGCCAGATTTCCAATCCTTAGAATTTTGGATTGCGGTGTTCATTTGAGATTCGATTTTACGCATGATGAGAATTGAGAGAATGTTTGGTGGGTTGGTTTCCCTTCCCTTGTATGCTCTTATTATAGGGCATCAGGGGGGCAATGGAAGCGACTGTGTGCCACTTCTTAGACTGTCACAGACCGAGTTCCCTCAGGAAGCGTGCGCCGTCAGACTCAGGGCGAATCGCTTCCGAAGCAGTGTCCAAACCATCGGCAACAGTGTGACGGATCTCGGGAGACTGCCACGCCATCACGGCGATGATCAGAAGGAGGATCGCTTTGGTCATTGGGGTGCCTTGCTTTGACTCTCATAAGATAACGCACCCACCCTCCCCATGCTGTATCGGTTGATACCGTTTTGGATATTAGTTTGAATCAGCAGATTACGGTCCATCGTTTATGATTTGTTTGTGTAATCCTACCTTCATCCAACATATTATCACACACTTTGCAGAAGACCGAAAACTTTTCCTCGCGTGTCAATGTATCAAAACCATCGCACGTTTTCATGATGTCGGTGATAACTTTCTTTGTTTTGATCATTTTGTAATCAGGCACAGAAACAGTCATTTACGAAGAGGTGAATTGAAATAGCGTGTGAATGCTGTGAACAAAATGATGGCAGTTGATACAACACCAACAAAACCAATGATAGTAACAGCGTCGCCCGCAAATGTGTAAGTGTCAGGGTTCATCGGTAAACTGCTTTGAAGAATAGAACAATGCCAGCAATCGTGAGAATGCCAGTGAGAATCAATGAGAAATTTGTTGACATTAGTGACGGTCAGAGATGTTCCAAGATTCACCCGCTGGTGATGGATATGCCTGCCAATTGCGTTTGCTCAGTGATTCGAGTGCTGCCATTACGGCAGGATCATTGAGACAATTAGGCGACACATTTACAGCACCGTTATACAGTGGGATGAGTTTTTGTTGTTTCATTTTAGTCATCGTAATTACCCTCCGTAGTTGTCATCCATAAAGGCAGAGTCTTGTCCTGTTTCATCACCGAACATTTCACGCCATAGATCCATTGACCCAGTTTTTTCAGCGACTTCTTTAGTGTTTTCGATAAAATCATCGGTGTTAGATAGAGAGAGCAATTCGGGACCGCTGAGAGTAGAACACATGCGACCGTTAGGACCTTTGAAAAGCATAATAATCAGGCGAAGTTGTATTCAATACGATTGGATGAATTTTCCCACATAGAGTAGAAATAATCCCAGGCATCTTGATCACAAACAAAGGAGGAACAATCTGCCATCTCGCAAACCCAATCATATGCCATATCGCAGTCAGCGTTGGTATCATCAACATATTGAGGAAGTTGACCAACAGCATCCATAAATGCGTCGTCTTGAGTGAGAGATTGAAACTTGTTTTTCATGTGTTTTTGTTGTTGAAACTAGTATAGGGCAGGGGCGGGGCGTTTGGGGGGCACTGTGTGCCACTAGTTCGACTGTCACATGCCGTTCATGAATTCGTGCAATGCTTCTTTATACTCTTCTTCCGTTTGGAAGGTACGAAGTCCGATAGTACAAGGGAACTGCCGCTTTCTAGCGGGAGCGTTGGACAGGTCGCGACCTTGCGCGAGAACCTGTTGAGCGTATGGATTGGATGTTTTGTTCATGGTTCTAATATGGCACAAAATCGCCCAAAAATCAAGGGGTCTTGTGCCACTTTGTCCACTGTCACACCGCCAAGGGTGTGTCAGGGATTGAAACGGTTTCAGGTTTCTTATCATCGAAGGAGTGCATATCTATGCAAATCCACTGATAATCACCACCAACTTTTCTGAACACATAGTGAAACTCTTCACCACATTCTTTCTTAGCATATGATGCCAAGTTGCTATCATAGCGTGGAGGACAATCCTCACCGCGTGCAGAATAGTATTCAGGAGCATACTCACCCTTTGGCAATTCTTTGTCCCAAATTCTATCAGACCAACAAGATGACATATCACCACCATCAATCAGTTCAGAAACTTTCTCTTTGGTGTTGTAATGAGTGTTGAGAATGCGACCCAACCACTCAGGATAACCATCCCAATGATGATAAACAGAGAGGACAGATTGATCAGCGAGTTGAATACCAATGCGAGAACGTGTTGCCATGTTGATGATAATAAGGTGAAAAAAGATGAGTTTCCGCGTTTAGCGGTACTTTGCACACATTTCATCGTAACCTGCACCAACTGGCGCAGATTTGCAGAATCGTGTCATCTTAGCGTCTTGCATGTTGGTGACCGTGTTGATAGCGTTCACACCGATTACAGTTCCGAAAATGAGAACGATGGATGCGAGTGCTAGTCTCATGGTGTTACCTTTGCTTGACTCTTATAGTATGTCACGATATCACCCGAAATGCAATGGGGGTTGTGCCACTTCCTCATCTGTCTCTTCTTCGTCTTCATCCTCACGAATTGTTTCAATTTCACTAAATGTTTGCTTTTTGATCAAATTTAGTGTAGTTTGTGAGAGTTTTTCTAAAATCAATTCTCCTTCATCATCACACAATCTCTCACACCAATCATCATGAGCGTCAGGATTTACAGTGTAGAGCATATTCAATGCACTACTAAATTTCTGTTCTAGTTGTTCTTTTGTAAGTCTAGGTTTTCTTGCTCGTGGCATTAGATTTCCTCCATGATTTGTTCAAAGAGTGCATCACCGTCTACAGGGTCAGGCACATTTACTTCATCAATCATTTGCTTTAGTGTTTCATCATCATAGACTAGAGCGATTTCATCCTCTACCATCTCTTGTTCCATGTTTACCATCGATTCCATAATAGATTGATAGATAAATGTCATCATCTCATCTTGATTCATGCTGTCAATAACACGATTGACATACAAGTCACACAGGTTGATGAGTTGATTTTCAGTAAGTTTTACCATGAATCAAAAATTGAGAGAATAAAGAGAACGAGACCAAAACCTAGAAAAAATGACAGGATCAGGAGAAAACTAAGATCACCAACTGTCATCATCGTCGGTCTCATCAATCAGTTCTACTTTCTGCCATTTAGCATCATTTGCTGCTGCAATCTGTTCCGATTGATCATAATCTTGTGCTAGGATATCAGCATCCTCGCCATAATCACCAGCAGCAATTTGATCCATCTGGTGATCATCTAACACCTCAGCATAGGTATCATAAAAGTCATCTTTACGCCTGAATGACTTGAATAATGTCTCCATAACCTCAGCATCTGTGCATTCTTCAAACTGTTCAATAAACAGATCAGAAACATATCTTTCGAGATCTTGTTCACTCAAACGTTCAACTAAACGTTCAACGTGGATCTCAATCATCTCCTCACGTTGGTCAGGAGTGATAATAACGCGGCGTGCCATTGTGTTGAATAATAATGTGTACAGTATTTATAGACAATCAGCAGAAGAGAGGCATATACTCAGACTGAGGCATTTTGTCGGTGTTGAAGTTAGTGACCTCAGCACCCTTAGCAATACGCTCTGCCCACTCATTCTTTGCATCAGTGGCAACAACAGTGCTGTAGGATTTCATACCATTAGCACGGAATGTGACACGCTTATTGAAACGTTTGATCACAACTTTCATGCCTTTGATGTCATCAGACTCAGCAATGAATGCTTCAGGGAAGAAATCAACGATGGTGGCGGAGTTGGTGAGTTGCATTTGCTCTCGTTTCTTTGACTCTTATAGTATGGCATGGGTCACGGGCATCCGCAACCCATAGTGGACACTTCGATCAACTGTCCATCTGGTCACCATACCATGGTTTCCACTCGCTAGGATCTTGTTCCCTTGATTGCATGTTACTCATGATAGATTGCTCGAATTGACTCATATCAATGTAGGAAGCATCAAGTTTGCACTTCACCTCAGATTGAGATTGTGCCTGCCTGACAATCAACCTCAGGAATTCGAGTGTACCAGTGGGACCGAACAATGCCTTCTTCATGTTACTACTAAAACCAGCAGTTTGATCCATGAAGCATTCAAGTTGTTCGAGTGCTCTGATCTCTTTCTGAATTGCTGGAATAGATTTACTGTTCCTGCCTGTTGCAGTAAGAAATGCGAAGTGACTAGCGTTCAGTTTTTGTGCGTTGCTCATTGTTCAAGAGTAAAATTGTTGAGGAACAAAAATTGATAAGTGCCATCAGTAGGATCAACACTGTTTACAATCCATTCTTCATAGATTGCAACAGCATCGAAAGGATGACCTTCGTCCACACATCGCTGCATCGCTGCCAAATAAGTGTCACCCATATTATCAATGGAGTGAGTCATATCTGTGGTCTCATTGTCATCGCCACAGAAAAGATCTAGAGAGGTGTCGTGCATGTGCTTTTGTGTTGACTTTCATAGTATAGGGCAGATCACCTCAGATGTCAAGAGTGTGATCCAGTTCTCAGAATGTCACATCATCCGAACCCTCCCTTTTCGTATCGCCTAAACTCATCCAGTTCCTGACGAGTTTCACGCAATCGTTTCTTTAGCATGTGAAGTTGATCCGTGGTATACTTCATCGGATCATCTTTTGCGAGATCAATTGCTTCTTTGAATTGATTGATTCTTGCTTGAAGCACAGAAGCATCAACGTATTGTCTGTTTCTCATAGTAATCATCTCCGAATTCTCCTTTGAGTGAGTAGTTGAACACGATGTTGAGTCTATCCTCATTTGACTGATTTGCTGGTGTACCATGATACACAAACCCAGGAAAGATGACAACACATCCTTCATTAGGGTTCACATATATCTCATTTGATGTCAACTCAGTGTTTTTCTTCAATTTTGGTTTGATGGCAGGCAGTATCCATGTGTACCGCAGTGGTTCTTTGAAAAATGTCAATCCTCCACCTTGCTCAGGCATTTTCGTGTAGAAGATACCTGACCACAAACAATTCTCATGACAATGTTGATGAGAATAGTCTAGACACTTATGTTTCATGGACCACGATCGATTGCAGTCCAAACGTATACCAGTGGGATCGACAGCGAGATCACCATAGACATACTTTTGCATCTCTTTGTGAATCGCCTGCCTTACATCGTCAAACTCAGGTAACCTCAGAATGTTTTTGTTGACTGTGGTGCTACCTTTGGGTTCATACGATGGGTCGTCATTGTATACACGTTCCCACTCTAAATTTTGGAGTCTGTTGTTGACAGAATCCAGATCCAGTTTGTGCTCATTGGCACAATCTGGATTTACATACATTGGGACTGGAAACAGAGGGTGTATAGGCATGGGCGTTACAAATAAAAATGCATAAAAATGTGGTCTTTACTTATAGAGATATCCTCCTGCCCAATCAGCATTCTCAAACAACCATTCACGCTGCTTGATGATACGAAGATCGAAGCGAACATGCTTAGCAGGTGATTTCCATGATGCTGCTTTGTATACTTCGCCAGTCTTTTTATCTATGAATGCATGAACAGAGCGTTGATTGTTGACCATAACAATCTTGTGATACTTGCGACCTTCTTCAAGGACAAAATCATAATCACATTTTCCATCCATCAATTCGCTGATGCATTTCTGATGATAGTTGGTGCTATCTCCCTCTTTCATGATAGAGCGATTGTGCATACTGATGCTGTAGTTGATGAAGTTTTGCTTGAGTGCATCACACAGCATCAGAGTCCATTTGCGAACGTTGAGTTGAATCTCATTGCGAGCATCTTGAGTTGCAACGTAATCAGCGAATTCAGTAGTCATGGTGGTTCCTTTGTGTCTATGAATATAGTATAGCAGTCAGACCGTTGAGCGTCGCGTCTGGGTGGACAGTTTGTAGAAGTGGCATAGCAGTGTAACTTCTTGTGTCATTTGGATCTACTCTAGCACCGACTTTGGTCGAACTAATAGGTGAGAAGTATTCTGCTTTTTTGACATTGTAGAATCCCCATATAGTCCTGACAGCATCATCACTGTACACATAATCGCGATGGTGCCGTAACCAAATAGCATAAATGTTACGACCTTTCGCCTTCTCAATCTCATACGAGTATCCTTCAGGGGGTTGATGGGGGAAATCATAGGGTAATTCAGTCATTCCAAGTGTTCATAGTACGGAACCAAGTTTCGCCAGCAGATGCTTGAATCCAGTATAGATCCTGTTCACCATCTTTGCCAGCATGTTGACGCTTACTGTCCTTGCCAATTACATGCTCAAACAGATCGTCTTTTGTACACCACCACATCTTCAATTGCTCAGGATTGACACCGATGAAGATGCAACGCTCATAATCTTGATTGCGTAGTTGTTGCCATGTGAAGTTATCTAGTTCCTCATTCCATGATGTAGATAGTTTGATTTCAGTCTTCCATGGTGTGATGATTCTATCATGTTCTTTACTCTTAGGTTTCTTGACTTCGTGTCCTAACGATGTCATAATCTCAGAGCACATCTTCTCACCCTCAGCACCTTTCTTGCGTGATGACATGTTACGCAGTTGCTCAAAGCGACTGCCATACCATATACTTTGTCTCGCTTTCTCCCATTGGGAGTAACGTTTGGTGGATAGTGCATCCACTGTGAAATCGATTGGATCAATCATGCGAATGACAGGGGAGGAACGCCTTCAATGAAAATAGAGTCTACAATACGTTGTAGACGATTGTGGGTGGATTTGCCCAGTTTGTGCATTGGCACAGTCACAAACCCACAGGGTTTGCGATAGAGACTAAACTGACCAATAGTCTCAGGATTGATTTGCATCATCTTGACATCATCACGATGAACACGAATCACACGACCGATAGTCTGTGCCATCTCAATCACAGGAAGATTACGCAGCAAGAGAGTATGAGTCAGACCAGGCACGTTGATACCTTCAGACAGAATGCTGTAGTGGAAGATAACAAACTTACGATCGTTATCCTTGCCCCACTCAGTCAACGTGTCGAAGAATACTTGACGAGTTACTTTGTCTTTGTTGACATATGCACCGTGCTTAGATGTAATGTGGAGGATATCATATCCACGCTCAGAGAGTTGATCCATGAGATCTGTCTGACTGAGCATATTCCACAGCACACGAGTGTTAGGAGCAGCGACAAGGATCTTAGAGTCATGATCACTATCAAGAGACTCAATCACGTCAATGACAGTATCACAGTCGATCCAGTGTGCATTCTCTTTAGTACGAATCTCATCGCACTCGAAAGGTACAATCTGGGGAGGGACAATACTACCAGACTCAATGAGTTCAGGAGCAGGAACATTCAGGAGAACATTGCCCCAAACGTGAGCATTATCCATGCCACGATGCTTACTACTACCGCGACCCATACGAGGAGTTGCAGTAAAATAGTAGCGACGATCAATGTATTTGCTAGTATCATCGACAGCGATGAAGTGACGACGCTGGCAACCATTGTGTGCCTCATCGAAGTAAATGCAGTCAACATGAATGCCACTCGCTACAATTTTGTCAAGAGAATGATAGGTAGTAAACAGCATAGTATGCTGCTGATTAGAACGCCAGAGAGTCACAGCAGATGCAATCTCATCTGGTTTTGTGGTGCTGAAGAGATTAGTGTCACCACTGTGAACGTGAGCAATACGAGCGTTTGTGATAAACTCACAGAACTCAGATTGCAGTTGGTTAGCAAGAAGAATGCGAGGAGCAACAACAACAATAGTCTGAGGAGTTTCAGACTGGAGCAGTTGCATAGCATGTGCAATCATGATGAATGTCTTACCACCACCAGTGGGCACATAGATTTGACCAACTTTGCTCTGGTTCATTGCATCTAGAGCACGTTGTTGATGGGGGCGGAGGATCATGCGATTTCTTGACTATGAATATAGTATCGCATAAAAAAAGGTCCCTGTCAAGGGACCTAGACCAGTTCACCGACTGTCCATCGGTGGTAACATCTCATTGCCTGGGTGATCGTGTTGCAAGGCACTGAATCTATGCTTTGGATTATTCTTCCAATAGAAATGTGTGTCCTCTATTTCTAAATTATCCCAGTCATCTACAGTTACTAGATGACACATGGTGTCGGAACATACACCAATGTAGTTGTCACTAACGTATTCAATTGTACCCAGCATATTATTATATCTTGCTGGTGATCCTATCTGCAAACTATCAAGAATGTGCGCGATCTCTCGCGGTATGCTCTCTGATAGTAAGATAGGTATTGTCATGATAACTCTGGATGCCTATTGCGTAGGTTTAGATTGTCAAGGATTTCCTCGATTTGTTGAAACCTAACATCGTATTGTTCGCGAGTGATTGTCTCATCATGATAGAATTGTTTCTGCATTTCTGAGACATAAAGGAAGATGGCACGCCGAACGATATCTTTTTGTTCGGGCAGGAGAATTGCATCGTGCAAGTACATTTCATCAATCATGGCGTCGGATCGTTTTGAGGTAATTCAGAACATACTCGCGTATGTACATCAACTCATGATAACATTTCTGCTCATGAGCGTGTGCTCGTAAATTGTGATCAGGTTCCATAACTGACTCAATGAAAATATCGAGTCCCCTATTGAACTTTTCTGTCTGAGATTCCTCTGTCATAGTTATGAAAAATGCAGGATCATTCTATCTAGTAAGTCAGCATTTGTACATGGAGGAAATCTAAAGAAACTTCACTCGTACTCGATGACGCAATCGTTATCGATATCGAATTCGTATGCGTCATCATACTCAATGAGGTTCTCATCCATACGATCGTTGATCGTAGTATCCTCCTTCATTGTCGTCCCAGTTTTTGTTGTTTCGTCTTTTCTTTGGCGCATCATAAGTGTTCTCCCAGTTAGAACGTGTTCCTCCACGTTGACGCTTTTCTCGTAACGACTTACCATATTGGTTATAGTCGTCGGGATTGCGGCGATAAGTACGACCCATTTGTCTGTTGAAGAGATTAGATAAACGGCAATTTATTTAGTCAGCGGTCAAATTGTTCGGCAAGATACACCGATTTGGCACGAGTCACCTCAGAATCGTCTGGAGTGCGTGCATCATGTACCACCTCAAGATTGTCCAAAAAATAACCACTACCACGCAAGAAATCTGTAGTCAAATCAACTGCTTCGTCGAGAAGAACTACTTCGCCTTGCTTGATAGTGATAGAACCATCGTCATCGATGGACTTTAGAATGAGTTTCATGGTGGTGTGTTGAATACTCAGGTAGTATAGCACCACTCACCTCAGTTTGGCAACCCATGTACCGCTTTTTGAACTGGCGCAGTGCTTCCCTCCTTGCTCTCATTGCCTGAGGTTTCAGTCTACGCTTCTGTTCTTTCTTGCTATGGTGTTGCCAATTTGGGGTAGTCATCACTCTGGTTTGGGAATTTGATCCTTTACTTGTTGACTTAGATAGTAGAAACGACCAGTCTTAGCAGCATCACCGAACTTTCCATCCTTGATGTCATCAAACAAGGCAGCAAGTTGCTTGTCTAGTGATGCATATGCTCTGATTCTTTCCCGTTGATAATTATCACGGGTCCAGTATGTCTTCAGTTGAGTAAGTCTTGCTTCTGCTTCATCATAGGAGAATGGTGGAGTTCCTTTCATTAGATTCCAAGGGTCTCCAGTAGCAGGATCAATGCCACGATTCAGTCCTTGAATCTCATCAGGGATACCGTCACCGTTCATGTCAGTATCAAAGAACTTGAATGCTGTTGCCCAGTTGTCTCTATTGATTTCATACCATGACAGCATGTTAGTGAACTCATACCGCTCACTATCTCTACACAGAGATGCAACAGCATCCACAATATCAGGTTCTTGAATTTCTAAAGGATTGTACCACATATCAGTATCTCGTTAGGTTATACGTTGTGAAGTTAGTGGTGCTAATCTCCCACACTTCGATACATGAGTTGTTCCAACCATTGCGACGGTAGTCATCACCAATACTACAGTTCACACGATAGTTCACATCATTGTGTCTATCCATGTAGATTCTATATTTGTGATTCTGTGTATTGTTTACAACAGGAACATATGCAAAGAATGAACCAACCTCATACCAGTCACCAAGACCGTTCACATAGTTTGAGTGAGATCCCATGTCTAGGATTCTACTCCATCCACCATTATTGACGTTTCTGAATAGTCCAAAACCAAATCCGTCAGGGTTAGATGGACCACCAGAGTCATCAACAACACTGGACCAATAAATTCTGTGCCAGTTCTGACTATTCTGAGGGATACCACAGTCGATCTCAGTACCATTGATGAACATCATGTTCGATGTACTGCTACCACGACGACTTGAACAAACTTGGTCTGTTGTAGTACCACCATTTGCCCACACCTTGACAATATTCTGTTGAGATGCTTGTGGCACCCACGCAGAACCATTCCAAGTTAGTTGTTGGTTGACTCCAGGTGCTCCTGCACTCAGGTCAGTCAAATCGTTCAGTGACATGCTACCAATCGCAGCAGATGCCTGGGAAGTTCCATCATTGAACTGAACACCAGATGCACCTGTTGTGATAGTAGTAGCGTTTACTGTTCCTACATTTAGTTGGGACATTGCGCGTTGATTCTTCTACAGATCTATTTATGATTCTGGGATTGCTTCTTGATAGTCTTCGCGTCTATGTACTACCTCAGTTGCCATCTTAGGCAGTTTACGATACATGTTCTTGCTAATTACTAGCAC